CCCGTCCAGGACCGGCGTGTTGAACGGCGGCGGCGGGATGCGGGTCGCGGCCATCAGTACGCCGGCCGTGAGGCGTTCAGTTCGATGTGCGAGAACACCACATTGACCGGGTCGCTCACTCTGATCTGCACCAGTCGGCCCGGCGCTCTGAGCAGGCCCAGGCGCTGCCAGAACGCCCGCGTCCGATAGGCGCCGCCACGGCCGAGGGACGCGGCGCGCCAGTCGCTGAACGTGCGGCCCTGGTCGTCGCTCCAGCGCAGTTCGATCAGGGGGTCCGCGCCGCCGGCGCTGGCCGGCCCCTGCCCCACCACCCCGTGCAGCACGATGTTCTCGCAGCGCGGCTGGCCCTCCTCGATCTTGATGAAGGCGCTGGCCATCCGCGTGAAAGGCCCGTTCGCGTCGCTGTAGACCCCGACCTGCATGGTCCACAGATCGTTGGTGGCGTTGTCGCCGACGTAGGCCACGCCGTTCATCATCACCCCGACCTGGCCGCGGAAGGTCGGCTGGCCCCAGCTCGCCCACGCCTGCCACTCGCCGCGCTGGTAGCTGTCGCCATAGGCCTGGGCCTGCGTGGCGACGCGGCTGATATCGTAGGCGTAGCTCCCCACGCCCGGCACGTTGAGGACGTAGAACTCGTGGCCCTCGAACGTCAGGGCCAGGGCCGTGATCTGGCCCGGCGTCGCGCACTGGCGGAGCTTGTCCTCGATCGACGACGAGGAGACGCGCGAGGGCGCGCTGCCCACGCGGTAGACCACCAGGTTGTCGCCGACCCAGAACAGGGAGTTGTCGGCGAAGACGATCGAGTCGCGCGACACACACCCGCGCTGGAAGCCACGCCCGACGTTAGGCTGAAACGGCGCGTTGGGGTCCTGGCTGACGCTCCAGAACTCCACCGACTGGGTTCCGAAGATCACCGCCTCGTCGTTGAGAATCGCTACCCCGACATTTGGGTCCGGCGCGCTCTCGGCGGTGGCGAAGTCCAGCCCTGTCTCATTGGCCGCGTCGTCGATCTCGGAGTACCAGAACTGATCGGCGCCCTCGGCCATGTAGATGAATCGGCCCGACAACCAGGCCACGTCCGACACCGGGGGCAGCGCGCCGTTGGCGATCGGATTGAAGTTGGCGCCGTCGAAGAGGTAGGCCACGCCGCCCGCCACGAGCACCATCTGGGTTTCGCTGGCCGCCCAGCGCACGCGGTCCGTGCCGGCGATCGCGCCGCAACTGGCGCCACTGGCGGCGTTGTACGCCGTTTGTCCCGACACCACGAACAGGCCGCCGCCGTACGCTGGCGGCGCGCGAAACACGCCCCGGATCGGGCCCGTCCCCAGGTTCGAGCCGGTCACCAGCGCCGGGCGCGAATAGTGGACCTCGCGCAGCCCCACGAACGGGACGAACGGGCGCTCCTCGCGAAGCGGGGTCTCCTCGGAAATCATATTGACCGGGACGGTCGCCGGGAATCCGAAGGCGCGCGAGAACGCGTCGGTGAAGAACGGAATCCGAAGACCCGTCTGGGCCGTGATCCCGTCGCTTCTGAACTGCGCGATCTGCTTCGCGGGCGCGGATCCCTGATCGGGCATGGTTCAGCCCACCTGTTGCAGGCCGGCCGGCGCGCCGAGGCCGATCGGCCCCTCCGGCTGCGCCCGGCCCCGCCGTCCGTAGGTGCGGGCCAACACCGCCCGGCCCTCGAGGTTCGCCGCTTCCACCTCCGGCGACAGGTCCCCGGAGAACTCCGCCGCCATCACCACGGCCAGCATGTAGGGAAAATAGGCGATGATCGGGTCCGGAAACTCGATCGCCGAGGTCAGCGTCGGCGTGTCGCCTTCCTGAACCCAGGCGCCGGTGTCGCCCCGGTACCAGAACCGGCCCGACTGACCGTTGGCGCCGAAGACGAGGTTGCCGCCGTTTGCGACCGTCGAGAACGAGCGGCCGCTGGGATTGATCGTGCAGGGGCATGCGGCGAAATCGCCGTAAACATCCAGCACGCCGAAGCGGTTGCCCGGCCGCGGATTGCGCGGCGCGTAGAGCGTGAAGGCGCTTTGCGGCAGGGTGTATTCGCCGCCGTTCTCCGCCTGCGCCGAGGCGCCGGCCAGACCGATCGACGTCAGCCGCGGCCCGATCAGGGCGCCGAACCAGGCGCGCTTCATGGCGTTGAACGCGATCAGGGCGTCGGCGGCGTCATTGGCGTTCGGCGTGTCGCCCGCGGCGATCTGCCCGAAAATCCGAAAGGTGCGTGAGATCACGCCCAAGGCGTTGAGAGACATCGGTCAACTCCTCCGGCTGATTTTTCGGGGGAAAAAGTGAGGCCGAAATATCGTTCTCCTCCCCCTCTGGGGGAGGGGTACCCCGAAAGGGTGGAGGAGGTTGCAGCCCCGAAGAGTCGCGTTCGCCCTTATCCCCGGCTTCGGCGGTGCTCCCACCAGCGGGGAAGAGAGGCGCGCGGGCTTCATCCACAAATCTGGAACTCGCACTCGGCGACCTCGCAGCCTCACCGCATGCGCGCTTCCCGCAGTTCGTCCCGCTGGCAGTAGATCAAGGCGGTGTAGAAGGTGATCGATCCAAGAAACGACCCGATCGGTGCACTAAACGTCAGTATGGCAGTGATCAAGCAGAGCACGACACTGGCGAAACTCTGCTCCGGCCGGCGTACCGCTTGGGCCGCTACGCTCGCGCCCAGCAACGCCGCGGCGGCCGGCAACCCGTAGAATATCGCGAATTCAGCGACCCCGGATTCAACAATTCCCGCGGAATGAAGCTGCTGATAAGTGGCATAGAGCGTCGATGTGTCGATGTACGCGGGCCCTGAGCCAAGGATCGGACGGCGTAAAGCGTCGTCGAGCCCATCGAGGAGGAGCATCGACCTCAAGGCATTATCTTGATCTCCGACGGCATAGTTAAAAGTTAAGTAAATAAACAGGCCGGCAACAGCGACCCCGCAGACCACCAGCGGCACGTGGCGGTTACCTGGAACGACAAATAGAGCCGCAGCGACGAGGCTCGCGCCAAGATATATCCTAGTTCCAGTCAAGTAGATCGAGCCGAGGAGAGCCACAATCACGACCATTCGCACCAAGTTTCCTGACAGCCTTCCGGTAGCGAAGCCGCTGGCAACAAATGAGAGTGCCAGGAATGCAACTAGACCCGCGGCATAGCTGCTTCCAGCTGCACCCTGATAGTGCAGGCCGTAGGCGGACCCTTCCGCTCCAACGTGGTTCGCAAGGTGCGCCACCCCGAGATAGTCAAGGACGTCGAAAGCGAAGTCCGCTGCGGCGAACACCACGCATGTCACGCCTATAGCCTTTAGAAGCTCACCTCGTACCCGACAGAGGCCAATGAGGACCGGAACACCGAAGGTAACTCCAGCGACGCCCCATTCGGGGATCAGCACCGCATCGGCGACGGCATGCGCCACCGTCGAAAGGAGGGCCAGAAATAGCGCCAAGCCGAGCAGAATACTGGATATCCATCGACCCGGGCTTGCGCTCCGGTGGTGGCGAAAATCCAGGACCCCAAAGTAGGCCATCGCGACTAGGCCGGCAGCGACTGCCGCAGCTGAGATTGGCGTGACCCGGTAGGACGGCACCCCGAAGAATGTGTGGGCGTAGAACGCGAAAACCGCCGCGAATGCCGTCGTCCACGCCAAAACTTTTTGAAGCCTCACCATCATGAGGCGACCGTATAGGTCCTCAGTACGCCATGCACTGAAACTGCAAGATGTCGGAAGCGACGGTCCCTGAAAGCGTGAACGTGACGGCATTGGTGGCCGAGACGGTCTCTCGCACCGTCGCTGTCGCCGTCGTCCGGTCTTCCCCGCCGCAACTCCATCCAGTCGATGCCATCGGCATACCGAGAACTCCGGTCGGGCCAGGTGTCGCCCCGAGGGTTATCGTGAAGCCCGCGCTGTTTCCGAAGATCGTCGGCGAGCCCACTGAGAACCCGCTGGTGTAAGTTGGCGTCGTTGAACTCACCAGTAGCTTCGCACCGACCTGTAACGAAGTGGTCGTCAGCGTGGTGAAGGCACCGGTGCTCGGCGTCGAGGCACCGATCGGGCTACTGTTGACGCCGCCGGTGAAGACGGCCGTCCCGTTCGCACCCGTGAGCGTTACCGTAGCCACACCTCCCGCTTTCAGCGTTAAGAGGCCGGTAGATGACTGGATCGACCATGTCTGTGTGGTGAACGTGTCTGAGTAACCACCCAACTGCAGGCCATTCTCGAACGCGACCTGCCCCGCCGAACTGGAGAAATCGAACATGTTCAGGCCGGCCGCGTTCGTAAGCAACAGCACCCTGTCGGCATCGCTCGCCGGCGTGACGGTCTCGCTGAGGAACGTCGCCAACCCTCCCGGCGTGATCGACCAAGTCGCGTGGTTGCCGTAGTCGAGATAATTCGCGAGGTCCGTGATGCCGGTCACAGTGCCCAGGAGCCCTAAAGTGCCCATCTCGATGTCCTGGCCGTTGTGGATGTCGACTCCTGTGACCCCGCCCTCAGGCTGGCCGATCACGCGGGTGTTGATCCCATAGTCGAGCAGGTACATGCCGGCGAAACTGGGGTTGATGAAAGTTGTGTCAATCGCGGTAGGGTCAACTTTCAAGACGCGGATAAGGTTCAGCGTCCCGTGCGTGCCATCGTTGTAAGTCGGGGCGAAGCCCCCGCCCTGCTCCCAGTCGGCACCAACGCTAGTAAAGCTTAGGCTATCGTAGATTTCCGAAAGAACCGCAACGTAAAGGCCGCTGGTGTTTGGCACGTAGCCGTAGGGTGTGGTTCCCGGCGCGAGGTAGAGGATCGGCACCGCAGCGCTATAAGGCCGCTGAATCGCGCCTCCAATAATAGTAACATTCTGGTAGAAATCATGATATATTTGCAATATGTCGTCATTGACAAGAGTGATTGTCGTTGCAGCGTTACTGTACGAAGCGCCCGTGAAGCTGACGATGCCACCCTGACTGTCCTGGACCTTGGTCGTGTAGGACCCGGCGTTAAATGACCAGCTCAGTTTGTAAATGCCGTAGTTGATCACCCGATCGTTGCGGTAGTTAACGTCATAGGCCTGCACCTGGTCAAAGGCGATCGAGGTGTTGGCGTCCGTCATGTTGCCCATGTCGACCGTAACGTTCTCGATGCCGACACCCTCGATGTAACCGCTAAAGGGCGTGCCATCGACCTTAACCGCGACATTTATCGCGTTAGTCGGCCGGATTACGCACCGACCGGCCGTAGTCACGCCGCCGCTATCCGTGGGACCCCCGCCGAACAGTTGCTGTCCGTGGCTCGCGCTAGTCGCAAAGACCAGCGTCGCCGAGGTCTTGTAGACGCCGTTGCAGGTAAGGCTCTGGCCGGTGTTGATCGCCGCCTGGATCGCCGCGGTGCTGTCGGCCACGCCGGTCGGGTCGGCGCCGAAGGTGTCGATGCTGGTGAGGGCGAACTTCTTGAGGTCCGTGGCGTAGACGGCCAGGAGGGAAGGCGCGCCGCTCGGCAGGTCGACCAGCTGGTCGGTGCCGGCCACCGCGCCGCGCGGCGCCAGGGCGCTGACCGGCGCACCGGCGGCCAAGGCGGCGCTCGCGACGGCGAGGCTCGACACCGTCGCCAGAAGCGCAAGCCCCCGGCGCATCAGCCGCCGTCCTGGCCGAAGAACCGGTTGGCCAACGCGCGCCAGGCGAATGGCGCCGCGCAAAACACGATGAGCGCGAGCAGGACGACCCAGGCCATCGGTCAGACCGCCTTGGCGGCCGGCGGCGCGGCGGGCGTGGGCTTGTAGGCCAGGAACGCCACGATGATGCCGAGCAACCCCTGGCCGAGGTTCATGACCCAGGTCAGTTCCTGCCTGGTCGCCTCGGTCATCACATCGGCCGCGATAGCGGTGTAGTCGCCCGACGCGGCGTCGGCCGTCGCTTTCGCCACCAGCCCTTGAAGGATCGCGTACTGGCTGGGCGGGATGGCCGTAATGATCGGCAGAAGCTTCGCCCACGCGGCGTCGGCGTCGGCGACGACGATCTCCACGTCGCCTTTGACCCAGGCGCCGAGCGCCGCCGCGGCCCCCTTGGCGAAGTTGGCGATGGCCGCCTCTTCGGGAGCGAAGAGGTTCTCGATATATTGCAGAATGTTGGTCATGGTTCAGGCTCCGATCTGGGTTTTCGCGGCGGTCAGCTGGGCAAGGCCCTCGTCGAGGGCCTTGCCGATGGCGCCCTTGACGATCCCGTCGGCGAGGCCGCCGAACACTGGCAGCTTGCAGAGGTAGGTGGCGGCCACCTGGTCGAGCTCGTCCTTGAGGACGGGCTCCAGCGCGTCGAAGGCGTAGGTGACCCGCGTCTGGTCGTCCGGTGAGAGGGTGGCGATCGCGCCTCTGACGGCGGTCATGGCGCTGTTCAGCGCGTCCGAGGGCGTCACGGTCACGGGTGTCATGGATCATCCTTTCAAGTGAGAGATCGATCGCCGCTGAGCGGCGCGGGAAAACGGCGCCGGAAGGGCGTCAGAGCGTCTTCCAGCTCTCCACGGCGCGTGGCGCCCGCCCCCACTCCCGCTCCCAGCGGTCGGAGGGGTTGACCGCCGGGACGGCGGGCTTGGCGGTCAGCGGACGGCTGAGGCAGGCGTAGCGCGCCTCGTCGGCGACGTGGTCCTCCGCGCCGGTGTCCAGGTCCTCGGGACGGGCGGGGTCGTGCTGCAGCACCGGCACGGTGCGGATGAAATCGCGGCAGGTCTCGAAGACGTAGAGCGAGGGGCGCACTCCATCGCCGTTGATCCGCGCCCGCATCTGGTCCCAGCCGCCCAGCGCCCCGGCCTTGCCGACCCGGGTGTTGTCAGCGGCTTTCCAACGCTGGCCGCCGGCCCGCGCCATGCGCTCGCCGATCGAGGGGCCGCCGTCCATGCGGAATATGCTGGGGTCGGCGACCCCATAGGCAATCGTCTCGCCGGCGTCCCGCTCCGCGATGCCGCGCGCCACCTGCTCGGCGTCGAGCCGCAGCCCCTCGCCCGGCTTGCCGGTCGAGCCGTACCACTCGCGGTAGCGCACCAGCGACCCGCGCGGGATGACGCCCGCCTCGTGCGGATGGTCGTCCGACGCCACCGCCCACCAGCCGACGCTGAACGGCGCCGCATAGCCCCAGTCGAACGACCGGAACCGTGTCCAGAACCCCGGGATCGTGAACGGCCGCACCACGTTGCGGCCGCTCCACTTGTCGAAGAACGACCCCTCGACGACGTTCCAGTCGCCTTCCAGCCAGGCCCGCACCAGCTGCGCGGAGCCCGACTGCTGAAGGCGGGCCACATAGAGCGGGTCGCGCTTCACCAGGGCCGGGTTGTCGCTCAGGCGCGCCGGGATGTAGTAGCGCGTCAGTTCGAGGGTCGAGCCGTCGAAGGGGTTCACGAACAGCTCTGTGGTGGGCGTGTACGGACCGGCGTCGATGTAGCGGGCCTTCACCCAGTTGTGGCCCGGGCCGCCGGGATTGCAGGTGGCGCGGAAGGCGCAGACCACGCCGGCGGCGCTGCGAAGGGTGGCCTTCAGCTTGTCGACCGGGCGCGGGTCGGCGAACTGCGTCAGCTCCTCCACATACACCCGGCTGTAGTCGTGGCCCTGGTAGCCGTCGGCGTCCACATCGCGGTCAAGGTAGCGAAACGACAGGATCGCCCCGCTCTCCCAGAGGAACGCCGACTTCTGCTCGTGCCACACCGCGCCGGCGGGGCCGTAGATCTCCCGCGCCCGCGCGATCGTCGGCTCCAGCGCCACCCGCGTCCGGCGGACCAGCAGGCCTTTGGCGGCGGCGCCGTAGTCCATGGCGTGCAACGCGAAGTCGCCGAGCGCCGCGTCGGTCTTCCCGCCGCCCCTGGCGCCGCCGTAGACCACGTCGAAGTAGGGGCTGGTAACGAAACGTTCCTGCGGGCCGGCCTGGGGCTTCCAGGTCAGCACTTCGGCTGGAACTTCTTTTCCCACTCCTCCGCGGTCATCGGCCGCCGGGGCGAGAGAATGGGGTCGGGCGCCTTCGGAAGCTTCTGCTTCAGGCCGGCCACCTTGGCCCAGATATCGGCCGCCGCCTTCCAGCCGGCCGCCGTGCCCAGCGCCGCCGAGGCCTGGGCGGCGAGCACCAGCTGGTCGACCACGGGCCCCACATCGCGACTGCCGCTCCACGGATGCGACGTGGTGATCTCGACGATGCGCGTTCGGATCGGTTCCTTTTTGTCCAGCACGTGGCCGTAGTTCTTGCTGTATGCGCACTCGGGCGAGGTCGCCGCGCGCCTCTGAGAGAGGCCTTTCGCCCGGGCCTGGCAATAGGCCTCCTGGCGCAGAAGCATGAGGGGGGGCATCGGCGCCTCGTTCAGATTGGGTTGTTTGGGGTTTGCATATTGCAACATATTCTGGGCCGGCTGTCAAGCCCAGATGTGTGATGCGACGCACCCCGCGCCGAGCATCGAGGCGGCTAACCACCCCGTACCGGCCGCGGAGCTCCGGCGCGGCGTCCCGAAGAAGCGGGCGCCGCTCGAAACCAGGACTTCCTCTACGGCGATGGCGGTCTGCCGCGGTGATTGCGGTGGACACCTGCGTCCGCGCTCCGTCGCCCGACTTTCCAGTCTGCCGGCATGGTGTTCGAGATCACCGAGCGGATTCTCGGTAGCTGCTGTTCGCCGTAGTAGCCGCCGCCCTCCGGAAACAGCGTGAACGGCGCGCCCCAGCCGGTCTCCCAGAGTTCGAATCCGGGCTCTATCTGTCTGACAAGCTTGCACCCATAGGGCGTCAGAAGCTTCACAAGCGCGTGGCGTGAACGCACGGCTCTCTCCTTGGCGGTTGAGTGTCCGGCTGTGCCGCCGCTGGTCCGGCGCCTTAGGCGGCGCCGATGAAGCTGCGGAGGTCGCTGAATCGCACTGAGGTGGGGAGACTCAGACTCCCCTCGATAGTCAGGGATACGGTTTTTCGTATTATAGGACGTTATGCGGTTTTTCGTATCGATCCGGATTATGCGCTAAATCGTATATTGACACTTTATGCGGAGAAGCGTATATCTGGCCGTGAGGTGATCACATGGACCAACCCACCCGCACCCCGAAGCAGCTCGGGGCCACCCTGCGCCGCTACCGCAAACAACGCGGCTCGACCCAGTCGTCGCTCGCCGAGCGCATCAACAAGCGCCAGGCGACGGTATCCAGCCTCGAGTCGTCCGGGAGCGGCGCCCTTGAGACTCTGTTCGCGGTCCTGTCGGCGCTCGACCTCGAACTCGTCGTCAGGCCGCGCACCAAGAGTACGACGGATCGGCTCGGAGACATCTTTTGACGCCGCGCCGCCGGCGGCAACCGCTCAACGTCTTCCTGAACAGTCGCCACGTCGGCCAACTGAACCGGCAAACCAGCGGCGCGATCGATTTCCGCTACGATCCCGATTGGCTCGCCTGGGACCGCACCCTGCCGGTTTCGCTCTCCCTACCCTTACGCGAAGAACGCTATGTCGGCGCGCCGGTCGCGGCCGTCTTCGACAACCTGCTTCCCGATAATTCGGGCATTCGCAAGCGTGTGGCCGAGCGGGTTGGAGCGGAGGGCGTTGACGCCTTCAGTCTCCTCACCGCCCTTGGCCGCGACTGTGTCGGCGCACTCCAGTTCCTGCCGGACGACGTGGAACCTGGACCGGCTGGCGCCCTAGGGGGCCATGACGTCACAGACGCCGAGGTAGGCGCGATGTTGCGCAATCTCGCCCAAAATCCGCTCGGCATCGACGACGATGACGATTTCAGACTCTCGATCGCCGGCGCGCAGGAAAAAACCGCTTTGCTCCGGAAAGACGGCCGTTGGCTGAAACCCACTGGCGCGACAGCGACCACCCACATTCTGAAGCCGCAGATCGGCAAACTGTCGAATGGTGTCGACCTCTCGAACTCCGTCGAGAACGAGTTTCTTTGCCTGACTCTCACGAGGGCGTTCGACCTCCCGAGCGCCGTCGTCGAAATGGCGACCTTCGATGGCGAGACCGCCCTCGTCGTCGAGCGGTTTGACCGCCTGTGGACCGGCGACGCACGGCTCCTCCGCGTGCCGCAGGAGGACTGCTGCCAGGCATTGTCGGTCCCCTGGACCCAGAAGTACGAAAACGAAGGCGGCCCGGGCATAGTCAGCATCGCGAAGCTGCTGGCCGGCAGCGATATCCCCGACGCCGATCAGCGTCACTTCATCAAGTCCATCATCGCCTTCTGGCTCCTTGGCGCCACCGATGGGCACGCCAAGAATTTCAGTATCTTTTTGTCACCCGATGGCGGGTTCCGCATGACGCCGCTCTACGATGTCCTCTCAACGCAACCAAATGTCGACGCCGGGCAGATCCGCCACAACCGGTTCAAGCTCGCCATGGCTGTCGGCCGCAGCCGGCACTACCTCATCGGGAGTGTCACAGCGCGGCATTTTGTTGAAACCGCCGAACTGGCTGGCATCGGCCGCCGGACATCCACCAGCGTGATCGACGAACTCTTGGAAACGGTTCCGGGCGCTTTGGACCAAACCCTCGCCACGATGCCGCCCGGCTTCCCCGAACCGATCGCCGCATCGGTCGCCAGCGGTGTCAACAAGCGCCTTCGCCAGCTTGGTCACGCGGAACTGCGGTGATAGGCCGGCTAAGCTCCGGGGCTCCCGCCACCGCGTCCAGCCGCGTGCGAGACGGCCACACCGCCGATGAAGCCGCCGAGGATCTGAATCGCGCCCAGGGCGATCTGGTCGCCGGCTCCGGGGGGTCCGAACTTGCCGGCCAGGCCCAGGGCGACGATGCCGGCCACCGCCAGGCCGGTGACGAGCGCTTGCCAGTTCATGGATACTGCGCCCACGGCAGCTGCACGTGCCCCCAGTCGTGGAAGGTGGAGACGACGCCCGGCGTCCACGCGCCGACCTTGGCCCCGCCCCATTCGATGGGAACGCCCAGGGCGTCGGCCGCGTGCTGCAGCTGGGCGGCCACCTGGCCGAACGCTCCGCCGTCCGCGTCCGAGACGGTCCAGTCCAGGGCGCCGTCCGCGCCGATGACGCAGAAGTCGACGGCGCACGCACGTCCCTTCTCGCCGGCCTGCGCCAGGTGACGGGAATGCAGGGTCCGCGAATGGCCCGAGGCCACGGCGGCCGCCTCGGCCCCGGCCGTGCGGACCCCATAGACCACCTGAAACGTCGCCGGCGTCTGAGCCGCGGCATGTACGACCCTGGCCAGGTCAGGGTGCACCGCGGCCATCAGGCCGTGGGGATCCACGTTGTGGGGTTGCATGATCAAATCTCGTCTTGCTCGAGGGGGACATGCCAGCCGACGCGGCGGCGCCAGCGCTGGATCGTGCGGCTCTCCCAGATCTGGATCGCGTACCAGACGACGGCGAAGGCCGACGCCAGCAGGGCGACCAGCGGCGGCAGCCAGCCCAGCCATTGCGAGGCGAGGACGCCGCTGATCCCGACGCTGATCGTCTGGACGAGGAGCGTGGGAGACTGATCGGCGATGGCCATCGTCAGTTTCCCCAACACTGGAAGTAGACGTCGTCGGAAGTACCGGTGTTGGTGGCCGTACCCGCTGCATTGTACCAGGTGAGGGTGACCGTCGTTGTGCTGTTGGCCGTCATGAAGCCGTTGAGACCCGTGGTCATGTCGCGGCCTTGACAGAAGAGCTTGTGGCTCGCCGTAAACCCTGGCGTCACCACCGTGGTCGCCAAGGCGGCCGAAATGGTCGCCTCGATCTCCGCGGAGCCGGCGCTGCTGGAGATCGCGCATGAAGCGGAACAGCTTGGCGTCACCGGCGCCAGGAGCTTGTTCGACCCGATCTCCAGATACGAACTCGGCCCGTTGAAGTTGGCGACGGCGCCCGTCCCGAACGTCACGCTGCCGGTGACCGTGCCCAGTGTCGCCTGGGTCAGGACGGTGGACGACGTGGCCGGGAAGGTCATCGTCGTGGAGTCGGTCCCCGCCAGGGTCAGGCTGTTGTTGAAGGTCAGCGTCTTACCCGCCGCACCGGTCAGGGTGAACGACCCGGTGGTCAGCGTATCGCCATTGATGCTGGCGGCGGTTGCGGCCCCAAGAGCCGGCGTCGTGAACGACGGGCTGGTCGCCAGCGCCAGCACGCTCCCCGATCCCGTGGTGGCGTAAGACGCCGCCCACGCGCTTCCCGTGCTGCCGGCGATGCCGGCGCCCGGATAGGCGGCGTTGCACAGCGTGGCGTCGCTCAGGTCGCCGCAAGCGGGCTGGGCCGCCAGCGGCGTCCCGGCGGTGGAGATCGCATTGATCCACTGGTGCGGGACGGCGGCCAGGCTCTCCACCCCGCCAAGCGACGACGCCCCGGGACTCGGAAGCGCGGCCGCCGTAGCGAGCGGGCCGAAACTCGCCCCGCCCGTCTTGGAGCAGGTGATGGTCGGCGCGGTGATCGTGCAGTCGCCCGCCAGCGTGAAGCCTCCGAACGCTCCGGCGTTGTTGAACTGGAGCTGGCCGGACGACCCGCCCGGAGATCCCCCCGCGCCTACGCCCGCATAGGTCCTGATCGCCGCCGGCGTGGTGACCACGTCGGCGCCGCCTTGCACGGCCGGGATCAACTCGCTCCCCGTCAGCGCCGACGCCGCCGGAAGCGAGGCGATGCGCACCTGCGCCGGCGCGGCCTCATGGAGGCCCAGCGCCAACAGGGCGCTCACGCCGAGCGTCGCCTGGCAGGTCGAGAACGCTTTCATGACCCCTCCGTTACGAGGATACGGCCGTCCTCGAGGGCGAGGCCCGACCCGGCCTCGCCCTCGAGGGTCTCGGAGACATCCGGCACGATCAGCGTGGCTGTGCCGCCGGTGAAGGTGATCGCGCCCGTCACGATCAGCGGGTCGCCGGCGGGATCGATCTCCAGGAGGTCGCCCGCCGCGTCGATCGCCAGGTCGACCTCGCTGTTGAACGGCGACGCCGTCACGCCGGTGAAGGTGACGGTGAGCGCGGCGCT